AATAACTGCTTTGATGAATATGGTAATGAAACCTTATTGGGCAAGAATGGGTTCAAGGCATATCGAAGCAAATGGCAAGAGCATCCAGACCGTGATGAAAAATGGGCAAGCGAAATGAAAGCACAACTTGGAGAAGAACGTTTCCGCCGAGAAATGGAATGTGAATTCATTATCTATGATGAAACACTGATTAATCCTCTTCATTTAGTTGAAATTGCTGGATTAGATCCGATTGAACGTCAAGGGCAAATTCGCTGGTATAAAAAACCAAGTAAGGAATGTACTTACGTAGTAGCACTGGATCCTAGTCTAGGCACAGGATCTGACCCAGCAGCCTTGCAAGTATTTGAATTGCCAGGACTCAAACAAGTCGCAGAATGGAGTCATAATAAAACCATTGTTCAACGACAAGTTGTTATTATGAAAGAAATATGTGAGTATCTTGCAAACGTAGCTGGACCAACTAATGTTTATTATAGTGTTGAAAATAATACTCTAGGAGAAGCAGCATTGGTGGCAATTAGTGAACTTGGAGAAGAAAATATTCCAGGTATATTTTTAACTGAACCGAAGCGGTTAGGTGTTGGCCGTCATCGTAAGGGGTTTACTACAACAAACAAAACCAAATTGGCCGCCTGTTCTAAATTAAAGAGCTTAGTGGAGACTAAAAGAATTGCTATTGCCAGTAAACTACTAATTTCCGAACTTAAAACTTTTGTGGCATCGGGCAATAGTTATGCAGCTAAATTGGGCGAACACGACGATTTGGTTATGTCCACATTATTGTGTGTCCGCATGATACAGATGTTACAACAATTTGATGAAAGTATGGACTCTGAGCTACGGGATAATATTGATGCGTTTATCGAGCCCATGCCATTTATAATGGTATGATCATAACTCCAGTTGATAATGAAAATAGATTGTTTCTATTGCGTGATATACTGCCCCGGCATTTAGTTGATCAAATATTACTAATAGATTGGAAAAACTTATCATGGACTAAACAAGAAAGGCAGGAATATTGGAAACGTCGTAAAATAGATTATTTACAAGTACCTGAGATTATTGAAATTAATAGTTATATACAGAGCCTGTACCAGGAAGTTGAGCAGCAGTGTTCTATAATACTTACTGCAAGAAATCATATAAGTACCAGCTGGTGGTATGATGAGCCGGGATTTAATGTTCCTATACATACAGACGGGCAATTACCGAGTGCTATGCAAATATTTTGGGCCGGTGCAGATGTAACAAAAGGCACTAAATTTTATAATTCTAAAAGCATACAGCATCTCAAGTACGACTTTCCTTTTGAAGTCAATACTGGATACTTGATGCTAAATGCACCAAATGATGACGGAAGTCAGCCGTTACAGTGGCACGGTATGATGAATACACTGGGACCTGACACATATAGAATTACAAGTTATACGATTTTTAATAGTTACACAGCTAAATAGTATTATGTCTAAAGAAATTGAATCAGTATCAGAAGCACTTTTTGATAAAATCCGTACACGTTTCAGTCCGGTAACGCTTGGTGATAGCAAGGCTAAAGCCACAGACGATCCATCTACCGCAAGATTTTTTAACTTTATCTACTCTAGTAATCCAGTCGATGATGTTGAGGATGGATATGCTCCAGAAGCAACAGAATTTGGGCGTGTTACTATTAGTTTAATTGATGAAGAAAGTTTAAAAATTTACTTTGCTCAAAATATCATGGAAGACATGTCTGAACATCAACGTAAAGAATGGTATGAATTCTTACGTAACTTACGTCAGTTTGCTCGCCGTAATTTATTAAGTTTTGACACACGCGATATTAATAAGAGCAATTTAGATATTAGGGACATTAAACAACAGGCAAAAACAGATGATACTATAGGCGCCAGTGAGATATCAGTGACTGAAAGTAAAATGTATGGCAGACCCGGTCGCCCATATAACAGTTTTGCAAAAGTTGGTAGTATTACAGTTGCAGTTAAACACAAAGACAAGGTAGACGAAGCAATACGCGGATCACGCAGTCGTCATGTTGAATCTATCTTCTTGGAAAATGATATCGGTGAACGTTTTAAATTAGAACATACTAACCTACATGGCGCATTTGCATTAGCAGAACATTTAAATAATGGTGGCGCACTACATGATGACTTCGCTGGACACATAAATGGAATGGTCAGTGAAATGGCAGCAATGAGACATTTTGTACGTACCCAAAAATTAAGAGAGTTTGAGGACGCCGAAACAGCAGATATGACACATGCAGCAGTTGAACGTTTTAAATCTCTACAAAAAACATTGCGTCATTTACGTAGCCCAAGATACTACGATGATTATAAAACTAACTTTGAAGATTCTACTCCTGAAGAAGAGGAAATTGATATCGAAGAACTAAAGGAACGTTTTGTTAAAAAAATATATGATCAACGATTTGATGATGCATTACCATATGTGTATCGTGCATATAAAAATCATAAGGCAACTAGAGCCGAAACAGAATTGGATGAATGGGCAAACGCACTATTAGAAGAACTTGACGATCTTGAAAATGATGATCAACCCGACACGTGGGAAAAGTTTTTCAGCAAATCTAGACCCGGTGGAATTAATGGTATTGATGCACAAAATGAAATTAAACAAATCATGTCAAATGCAGATGATCTATTAAACAAAATTGAAAACTTTGCTGGTGTACAGGGACAAGGTCCAGATGCAGACACTCGGGGCATAATATGGTCATGGTTATCACAACACGATCCAGATCAATTAGAAGGTATAGAAATGGGTCAAGGACATGACCAAAATTTGGCCAAGTTCCAAGCACAGACTAGTCCAACAACCAGTCATCCAGATGATAACACATATGGCGCAACCACAATGGATGAACCTGTATACGAAATGCGTAGGTTAGCCGGACTAAAATGATAAAGCCATTTATCCAACACCTGCGTGAAGCCGAAGATGATGATTTATTTTCTGCAGATAAACGTCGCCCACGAGAAAAGGCGCCTGCAATTCGCAATATTATTCGGCAACAAAGTCCGGATGTTGCACTAGATGTTCGTGGTAGAGAATTAATGATCGGGCAGACCGTGGTAAGACCTATAGCAACAAACAGTGGGTCATGGCTAGAAGTTTGCAAGGTTACAAAGGTTGTTGGTACAAAAGTCTATTTGGATAACTCTAATATGCCAATGAAGTTTCCAGACCGACTGGCTGTACTAGGAAATTAAATTTCACCAAAGGCACATATTTGTGCCTTTTTTGTTGACAAGTATAAATACTTTATCATATACTAGCGACTGTGCTAATATATGATTAGGCACATTTAAAGACCATCTTAATTTATAAAGGAAATACATCATGGCAATGACTTTAGCAGAAATTCGCGCAAAACTACAAGCGAACGAGAACCGCGGAAGCGGCAACAGACCACAAGGCGATAACGCCATTTACGCACACTGGAACATTCCAGAAAACACAACAGCCCGCGTAAGATTCCTACCCGACGCAGATCCAAAGAACAACTTTTTCTGGGTTGAACGTGCAATGATCAATTTACCTTTTGCAGGTATTAAAGGTCAAGCAGACAGCAAACCAGTTACTGTTAAGGTACCTTGTGTTGAGATGTGGGGACAAGCCTGCCCAATCTTGGCAGAAGTACGCACTTGGTTTAAGGACCCTAACTTAGAAGACATGGGTCGTAAATATTGGAAGAAGCGTAGTTATCTATTCCAAGGATATGTACGTGACAATCCAATTGGCGATGACAAGACGCCAGAAAATCCAATTCGTCGATTCGTAATCAGCCCACAAATTTTTAATCTAATTAAAAATGCATTGATGGATCCTGATATGGAAAACCTCCCAACTGACTATCAATCAGGTCTTGATTTTAACATCAAGAAAACTTCTAAAGGTGGTTATGCTGATTACAACACTTCAACTTGGGCACGTAAAGAAAGTGCTCTAACAGCAGATGAAGCAGTTGCTATTGAGCAATATGGCTTATATAACTTGGCAGACTTTTTGCCTAAACAACCAACTGATGTTGAGTTGAAAGTTATGAAAGAAATGTTTGAAGCAAGTGTAGATGGACAACCTTACGATCCAGATCGTTGGGCTAACTACTACAAGCCAAGTGGCTATCAAGGTGGTACCGGTACTGATGCTGAAACACCAGCAGCAACACCTGCACCAGTTGCACAAACTCGTCCAGCAACACCTGCTCCGGTAGTAGCCGAAACTGCACCATGGGAAGATGATGCAGCAGAAGCAGCAGAAGCACCGGTTGTTGCCCCGGCTAAACCGGCTGCAAGTAGCCAACGTGCCGAAGACATTTTGGCAATGATTCGCAATCGTAAGCAGTAATTAAAGTGGCTTCGGCCACTTTAAATAGTTTATGCAAATAAAACTAGTGTTCGAGAAAAGTGGTGACGAATTAATTTTCGACCCCATCAATTACGAAGTTGCTGAATATTATATTGACAATCTAAATCAAAGTAATAACAATAACTTTGCTACTCAATATCCGATTGGTCAGCGCATTTCTCGTAACATTAGTTCCTTACAGGAGTCTATCGGTGCTGCTAATAAGTTTATTCATTTACTAACAGGCACAGAAATACCGTCGTACACGGCAGATGATATTTTAAATCAGCAGATATTAAATAGATTACATGCTGTTTGGGTTAACTACAATGACATTGAATATAATATTCAAGAACATAGAAACAGTATTGATCCTGACATAAAAGAATTAGCAGAGAGATTACATCATATATTACCGGATGAAATACCTATTATTAGTTTAGGTACAGCATTGGACAAACTAGGACTTGCTAATACATATAATCAAATAAATTTAATGTTACACACTCTTGAAGAGACATTTAATACTATATCGTTTAGAACCGACAATTGGTTCAGTATTTCTAATCCTTTTTTAAAGTCAATACTAAGCAATGATGTTTGTAATCTAAGGTTATCATTTAACCATTTAGGTAGAACTTTATATAACAAATATATACACTTTGACAATAAGTTAGAATGTAATGATGAAAACTCGTACGATCAATTATTGGGTTTCGTAAGTATACATTTACAACGTCCTCAAACTATAGAAC